AAATATAGTCTTCCTGTTAGTACCTCTGATCATGTGTTTGATTATCCTATGGCTTGGAAATTTGCAATACATAGCGCGAACTATGCTGATCAGGGTAAGGTATTACCTTTAATGGGTTGTGAGAGATGTTACATTACCTCTACCACAACTAACATGAGTCCTGATAGTGTATGGACAACCTTTCGTAGTGGGCATCCTGTGGTATGGACATTGAACATATCGTTTGTTGAGAATGATGTATTAGAGCGTACACAGTATGAAGCAGCGGAGTATGAACTATAATGTATTTTGAAAAGTTTCCTAAGATAGAGTATAACGATGTTATCATTCCTGATTTGTCTATTCGCTATAAGATTAATGACTTAGTAAGACAGAGTGTTAATACCTATGAGTTGTATCGTTTAAGTGAGAGTGAGAAGCCAGAAGATGTATCCTATAGAATATATGGTGAGGTGACCTATCATTGGGTTGTGTTACTAATGAATGATATTACTGATCCTTTGGATGAATGGTTTAGAAATGATGTAGAGATGGATTTATATATTAATGATTTATATGATGATCCTGATGGTGTACATCATTATGAAGATGGTGATGGGTATGTTATTAATGAGCTTGATAATGGTGATGACGTTACCATATCCAATAGAGAGTATGAGGAACGATTGAATAATGCTAAACGTGAGATTAAGATTTTACGTCCTGAGTATCTATATCAGTTAATCAATGAGTTCGAGAGTACTGTAAATGGCTAATACGAATAAGTGGCAAAGACCTGGCGACTATAATCTAATAGAGCTATCAATAGTATTTCATAATAATACAAAATTGGATATAGCGGATAACGCGGTTCAGATAGATTTGTTTGAGAGTCTAACCGCTTCATCTATGACAGGTATCATTATCTTTCAGGATGATAAGTCTATACTCGAAACATACAATGTAGTGGGTAGTGAGAAGATTATATTTAGAATGACCACAAGTACAGAAGGTGGCTTTCACACTATAGAGAAGACCTTTGTGATTGCTAAGATAAGCGATTTCATTAGTCAAGGCAAAGAACAATACTATACACTTCATTTAGTAACCCCTATTGCATTCATAGATAAGAATTTTAAGATCAGTCGATCATATGATGATTATGCTGAGAATATTATTAATAACATATACCAAAACACATTAGGCTTTAAAGATACTATCTTATCAGATGGTACAAAATACCCTCGTAAGATAGTTGTTCCTAGAATGACTCCATTGACGCTATTCAATTATTTAGCTGAGAGTAGTATATCTGGTTTCTCTAATGATGATACCGATGCGGGCTTTATCTTCTATGAGTCAAGTGTAGGATTTAACTTTAGATACCTACGTGGACTATATGACGATGGTGAACCTTTTGATTTGTTAGAGAAAGGGAAGAGTGTTGTTGTTCAGAAGGATTCAAAAGACAAATTAGATATTGTTATTGATTCCTATATCCCTACTATGTTTAACAATAGTGATAATCAGATGTTAGGTGTCTTTGGTAATACTACAGTGAGTCACAATATAATAGATAAAACACTTACAACACATGAGTATGGGTATGAGGGTACGCTTTCTCCTAATGTTAAAGATTACTCTACGTTGAACCGTTTCTCTTTCATGTCAGGTAACTATGATAGTAGTGAATCGGGGAAGTGGAATCAAAAATCTTCAGGTGATGCTCAACTCTTCGATAATTTTAATGTGGTAGTTAATCTATATGGTAATAGTAATATCACAGTAGGCCAAACAGTAAACTACAAATACAAAACAAATGTATTAGGTAGTGATAAGAATGACCATCTTATCTTTCCTAAGAAATATTTAATTACAAATGTGAGACATTCTTTTGTTGATGGGATATACAATCAATCATTAGAATTAAGTTCTGATAGGTGGTATACATGATAACAGGTATTACAGGCGCACCAGTCTTCTATGGTGTAGTAGAGAACAGACATGATCCTATGATGTTAGGACGTGTGCAAGTTCGTATCATGGGACTACACACTGATATTAAAGTAGGTGATGACGCTACAGGTGAGGGTATTCCTACAGAAGACCTACCTTGGGCGTATCCATTACAACCAATTACTAGCGCAGCTATGAATGGTATAGGGGAATCTCCTACAGGTATAGTAGAGGGAACTCATGTTGTAGGTATATCTCGTGATGGTCGCTTCATGAATGATTTGATCATCATTGGTACGTTAGGTGGTATACCACAGAAAAAACCTAATGGTCAAACAGGATTTAATGATCCTAATGATGTATACCCTAAGAGTGACTTCATTGGGGAAGCTGATACAAATAGATTAGCACGTAATGAAAAACTAACTGATACTATACATCAAGACAAAATAGATAATTTAGATAATAATGTTAGTCATGCTAACGTTGGAACTTATTGGAGTGAGCCCCAGAGTCCTTATGACGCTAAGTATCCCTTCAATCATGTTAGAGAAAGCGAGAGTGGACATATTATAGAGGTTGATGATACTGATGGAGCTGAAAGACTTCACACATATCATAGGACTGGTACGTTCACAGAAATACATACCGATGGGTCTAAGGTACGTAAGATTATTGGTGATGACTTTGAGATTGTTCTTAAAGATAAGAATCTACACGTCAAGGGTAATATTAATATAACTGTTGATGGTGATGCAAGTATATATGTGAAGGGTAACGTTGAAGAACAAGTTGATAAGAATGTTAACCGCGTTATTACAGGTGATGTGACTGAGGTAATAAAAGGTTCTTTAACACGCACTGTTGAAGGTGATGTGACAGAAACATTTGAATCAAATAAATCATTAGCAATTACAGGTTCAGATAGTGAGACTATACAAGGTTCTCAGATTTCTAATGTTGATGGTGGTATCATTGTTGATGGTGGGCCAGCAATTAAGATGACCGCTGGACGTGTAGATCTTAACTAATGGCTATTACATGGAATCCTGTAGTATTAATATTAGAAGAGATAACTAAACCAGACAACACGCTATTCACTATAACTGCGACATCAGATGATGTTGATTTCTCGTATAGTGTGTTTACTGTTATATCTCATGATATGCCAGATACGAGTATTATTAATTCTGATGCTAATGGTGTTTACATAACAGGAAACTCTTTATCGGAATTTACTGACGGGTCTCCTATATTATACATGGAAAATGGAACAGTACCTAAAGAGACAATTGAACCATTGGACATTTCGATTGGTGATGATGTTTATCAATGGAAGCCTGACCAGACTATATCTAGAGATGCTACGATTATAATTAAAGCAGAATTTTTTGGTGTTGGTGATTTATTATTAGAGTCAGAGGAAAATACATACACACTAACTATTAATAATAGTTGGGATGTTCACAAAGCAAATATATTAGAACTAATGGGGAGATTATACTAATGCCAGCAACAGTTAGAATAGGTGATATATGCTCAGGGCATGGATCTTTTCCACCTAGAGTATGTGATAGTGGAAGCTCTGATGTATTTATTAATGGTATTGGTGCTCATAGAGAAGGCGACCATTGGGTTACTCATTGTAATCCTGTACCTAGTTGCCATGATAGCGTATTAGCTAGTGGTAGCCCTACTGTATTCGTGAATGGAAAAGCATTAGCAAGGATAGGTGATGCGGTTGCTTGTGGCTCTGTTTGCGCGGAAGGTTCTTCTAATGTATTTGCAGGATGATAAATAGAAGATATGGCAATTAAAACAAAAAATACTTATACCGATATATCACTAGATTTTAATAATCACCCACTTTCTAACGATATAGTCAAGGTTGTTGATGAGAATTCTATAAAGCAATCAGTAGAACTACTATTGAGTATGGAATATTACGAGAGTCCTATGCAACCTTGGAAGGGTTCTGGTGTAGGACGTTTATTGTTTGAACCAATGGGTGTTGATGTTGTAATAGAACTTAGAGAAGCAATCAAAGAAGTATTAGATAAGTATGAACCTAGAATAACAGTAGAAGAAATTCGAGTGGTTGCTGATTATGATGATGCTAGATATGATATAAAATTAATTTTTAAAATTCTGAACAATATAAACTTGAGTGTTATATCGTTCATATTACGTAAGGTAAACTAATATGCCAGCCGAAATCAATTTAGATTTTGAATCCATTAAAGAAGATATAAAAACATTCATGGGTGAACAGAGTGAGTTCTCTGATTATAATTTTGAAGGGAGTGGCCTCAATGTGTTGATAGATGCTTTAGCATACGTAACACATTACAATGGTCTTACCGCTAATATGGTTATGTCAGAAGCTTTCTTAGATTCAGCTCAGATAAGAAGCAATGTTGTTGCTCGTGTTAAAGATATAAACTATTTTCCAAGACAAATAAGCTCTGCTATTGCAACTATTAATCTTTCTATTACTCCTACTGTAGATCCTAATGGTGGTACGGGTGGTATCATCACAGTACCAAAGGGAATACGTTTTACCTCTTCTGTAGATAATTCTTCATTTACCTTTGTAACAACGGATGATGTACAATTAGATGATCTTGATACTATAGGCACATATGAAGCTGATATCATTATCAATCAAGGTGTATTCAGAACACAAACATTTATTAAATCAAGTGATCCTTATCAAAGATTTGTATTAATTCAAGAAGATGTTGATGCAAATGAAAGTTTCTTTAATGTAAACATTAGATTAACTGCACAAACAACTAACTCAACTAATTATGCTCGTTCTACCGCTATTGCAGGTATTGATGGTGATAGTGAAATATATTACATACAAGAAGCTGAGAGTGGTAACGTAGAAGTTTATTTTGGTGATGGTAATCTAGGTAAAGAAATTGTTGTTAACAATGCTGTTGATGTAAATTATCTTGTTACTAAAGGTGAGTTAGCAAATTCTGCTTCTGTATTTACATTAATTGATAACGTGATTGATGGTGCAACATATAACATCGGTGATTTCACTATTACTACCATACTACAAGCAGCTGGTGGTGGTGAGAAAGAAAGTATAGATAGTATTAAATTTAATGCTCCCTTAGTGAATACAACTCAAGAACGTGCAATTACAATTTCTGATTATCGTGCTCTATTATTAAATAAGTATCCTGCTATTGCAAGTTTAAATGTTTGGGGTGGTGAAGATAATATACCACCACAATACGGTAAAGTATTCATAGCTGTTAAACCTATATATGGATTAACCATATCTCCAGCTACTAAACAAGAAATCACTGATAGCATCTTAACAAGATACTCTGCTATTGGTATTACTCCTGAGATTGTAGATGCTGAGTATACCTATATCAATGTAACTACATTAGTGACATATAATGATGAAAAGACAATATTAAAAATTGGTGAGTTGACTACTTTAGTAATAAATGGCATCACAACATATTTCAGTGATAGCGTAAGTCTATTCAGTACTGATTTTAGATTCTCTAAGTTAACTTCATTTATTGATAGTATAGATGAATCTATTGTGGGAAATAATACTACAATCACTCTTTCTAAGAAGATTACTCCTGTATCTTTAGCTAGTACAAATGCTAATCTACAGTATAACGCTGCTATCAATGCAGGGACAATTCAAAGTAATGTATGGATTGATCCAGATCTAGTAACAACATGGGAAATAAGAGATGACTCTCTAGGTAAGATACATTTCTATAAGGATGGCGTTTTGAACGGTAACTCTATAGGACTAGTAGATTATGTAAATGGAATTATTGATTTGATTGGTGCTGTATTTAAGACACAAACTAATAATCAAGAAATAGTTATAGAAGCAACTCCTACAGATAACAATGTCCAGCTTACTACAAATAATATTATGTTATTGGGAGATAATGTAGCAACAGTTGAGAAACTTGCGTAATGGGTGATTCAAAAACAAAATTAGATCATTTTATAGAAAGAGCCGTACCCTCTAATATACGTGATGAAAATCCTCAATTTGCTCTCTTTATAGAAAAGTATTTTGAATATATTAGTCGTGATTTAGGTGAATATGATTTAACTTCAAATCTAATAGATTATATGAATATAGATAAAACTGTATCTGCTTTCTATGATGACTTTAAGAGTATGTATGCTCCACTATTACCAGAGAAATATAAAACATCTCTTTCTATTTTAGTAAAGAATATAAAACTCTTCTATCAAACAAAAGGGACTGAAGAATCATTTAAAATATTCTTTAGAATGATATTTGATGAAACGGTAAATCTATACTATCCTAAAGTAGATATGTTAAGAGCCTCTGACGGCAGATGGATTGAGCCATATTACTTATACCCTACAGATCAATCAAATACTAATCTTCAATATTTTTACGATAAAATTATTGTAGGTAGCGTAACTAACGCAACCGCTTATGTTAAAGGTGTAATACAAGTAGTAGATCCGCAAGATAGTAACTCTACTATATACGTATTATCCCTAGTAGACCGTACAGGCGTATTCACAAACGCAGATACCATCACAGTACAGGGAGAAGTAACCCCTAGTACTACATTAGATGCTGTTGACCCTGTTATAGTGGGAGATGGGTATTGGGAAGGTACAGAGGGATTCCTATCTTGGAACAAGTATATACAAGATTCACACTACTATCAAGATTATTCATATGTATTAGAGTCTAATGTATCAGCAGATTTAATAGAAAAAGCTATTAAAGAAAATATTCATCCAGCCGGAATGAAATTATTTGCATTGGTAACTTCTAGTGGACAGTTAGAAAATATTGGTACAGAATTAGCATGTTTCGTATCTCATGTCATTGATTGGATTAGAAATGAGAATGTCGAACAAACAATTAATTCAATATCTCAAGAGTTAGCATCTCAATCAGTTGCTCCTAAGTATAGTAGTGGTAATGATTTTGATTGGAAATATTTTGAACTTCATCGTGAAGAGACAGCTTTCATTCAATTGTATCCTGCTGCTGCATTTAGTTCATTTCCTATTAATACTATTAGTGATAACTATCCTGAGAATTACGTTACAATAACAATTGGTGGCACACCTACCACAGCGTTCTCAATAATTAATGAGCAATTAACATTAGATACCCCATTAGGTTCTGATCAATTTATTATTGTTACTGCAACGGATTTCACTATACCAGAAAATAGTAGGGTATATAGATTCTCAGGCACAACAGGTGAAGATACATTTATATTACCAACAAAAATACATCGTATGGAAATTGGAGCATTTACAGAATCTCCAGTGTACGAACCATTACCTAGAAATATAGCAACCTTTGATGGTACAAACTATGGTTTACTAGATACACCTATAACCTTTGCAGATGATTTTAGAATAGATATGGAATTTAGTACTACTATACAGACTGCTGGAGATGTATTTGGTGGAGTGGGTGTTGATAGATTAGAATTATTTATGGATAATACAGGACGATTATCTGTCTATCACGGTGGAGTGCTTTTAAGAACAACGGATAATCCTATATGGGATGGCAAAATTTATCACGCTTATATCACACGCGTTGGAACAACAGGAACATTATATGTAGGTGGAATACAGCAAGGACTTACTTTTACTTTAAGTGGTGATTGTTTTATTGATACAATTGGTGGTAGATCAGATCTTACAAATTTATTTAATGGTCAAATATTATATGTCAAATTCTCTGATGCACGTCTACGTATAAATGATTGTTTATGGAATAGAGATTTAAGTAATGGTGTATGGCTACAAACAAATACTCCTACTATAGTACAAGACCAAATAGGTATTGATGGTGTATTAAATACAGCATGGACTTTAGGTGATGATGATGTAGTTAATAATGAAAGCATTTATCAAGATGTTACTATCCCAGATGATAATAATACTCATGCTATACATACATATATTTTATTGGAAGATGATCAAGCTACATTCCCTGAAATACAATTGCAACTTGTAGGTGGAGCAACAACTCAACATGTAGAAACACAACTTAATAAAAAGAGTGGAGTTATTATTAATAGGGAAGCTGTTGGTACTGTATCATCAAGCGTAGAATCAGTATTATTAGGTGGTAGAAATTGGTGGAAGCTAACTCAAACAGTACAAAACAACACGACTGGTAACACCACATTAAGAGTGAGAATGTATGGTGCAGCTGGTGCTGTTTGGAATACTTGGGATGCAACCGTAACAGGTTCTTGCGTAATTGACGCGGTACAAATAGAATTAGACCGTAGTGATACAATGTGGAATATATTCACAGAAGGAACTCCTGTTAGCGTTGATAATCCTATTCCTATAGATTATGTTATTGATTCTGGTTCGGTAGACTACCAACTACCTGTTGGTGAAGTATTAGGAAATGAAGAAGTTTCTAATGGAACATTTGATACTGATATAACTGGTTTCACGGATAATAGTGATGGTGACTCATCAGCAGCGTGGAATGGAGGACAATATATTGATTTGATTGTTCCAACTACGAATACTGCACGATTTGATTTTACAACTACAACTATTATTGGAAAACGATATGTAATTGATTTTGATTGGGTTTTAAATACCGGCGGGTATCATATTGGTACAGCCATCGGTGCTGGAAATATCGCTTCAACACAGACATTAGAAACTCAGACTTTCGTAGCATTATCAACTACAACTTATTTCAGGTTCTTTAATGCTACACCTAGCTCTACTGTTTCAACAGATAATATTTCGGTAAAACAGTTGCCAGATTCAAATTGTACTTTAGAAAGCTTCACATCAGCACATTGGAATACATATTACTATAGAAAATATTTATCTCATGATGATGGTATACTTTATACTTCTTGGTTAGGAGAGAATATAGTTACTAATGGTGAATTTGATACTGATACTATTTGGACTAAAGGATCAGGTTGGACTATAAGTGGTGGTGTTGCTACTCATGTGACCCCTAATACAAATAAGTCAATTCAACAATCTTTAAGTGATATGATTCAAAGTATATACTTATTAAGTTACGATATTCCTATTTTCAATAGTGGTCTTTTCGTTCCTAGATTGGGTGGTACATGGGTAGATGGTAATAATGCAGCAGGCGTTTATAGAAAGGTTGTTGATGTTGATTTATCTACAAGTCTTGTACAATTTTTCTCTCATGCTAGTGCTGATTTTGATGGAACATTGGATAACGTAAAAGTTCAACATCTATTAGAGTTTGCATAAAAAAATATTAGAAATCGTATATAGATAATATAAGATCTGTATAAATATACATATAGTTAATTAATTAATTTAACAGGACAAAAGAAATGGCTACACTTATTAAACATAGTACTCACGTTGAGAATGCATTAGGATTCGCAAACACCTATGGTTTAGCTGCTCAAGCAACAGAAAGACTTTATTTATCTACAGGTTTAGCAGCAGGCTGGGGCGATCCAGCAAATCCAGATCCTTTAGTTGATACAATAGATGAAGAAACTAATTTCTGGACTAACGCTATCGGTTTAAAACTTATTGATTCAACAAATACTATTCCCGTTGTTCCACGTATTAATTGGACAAGCGGCGATACTTACGTGATATTAGATACATCAAGCACAACAGCATATAACTCTTCATTCTATGTTATGAATACGGAATACCGAGTTTATGAATGTACTGTAGCTGGCGGTGGCACTAGCACTACAGAACCTTTACTTTCTGGTGAAGATGTGAATGGTTTGGTAGTAGCAGCAGATGGTTATACATGGCAATACCTATATGAACTTCCTCAAGTAGTTATTGATACTTTATTAAATGATACATGGATGCCTGTAAACTATAGTGACCACATTGATGCTGGCGATACAAAAAGAGATGACCTAGCTGTATATACATTAGGTGCAAAATATATATTAATTTTTGTTACCTTAGATGATACAGAACCAGATCTTGGTGCTTCTGGTACAGCATACAGTCAAACAGCCATTATTAGTAACCCATTAGATAATGGTGGTGTAAATAAATTATCTGCAACTACTGCTCCTTTATCTGGTGTAACAGCCAATTCAGGTAATATGTTACATATTGAAAATAAATTTGCTGTTACTAGAGCAGCTAACCAAACAGAAGTTATTCAAACAATCTTACAGTTTTAATAAGAGAAAATATAAATGAGTTATAAAGATTACGGTTCAGTTGCTCCATACTATGATGATTACGATGCTGATAAAAATTATTTGCGTGTACTCTATAATCCTGGTCGTGCTGTACAAGCTAGAGAATTAACACAAGCTCAAACAATATTACAGAATCAAATTACTAAATTTGGTAGTCATATTTTTGCTGATGGTTCCTCAGTATTAGATGCTAAAATTACAGTAGATACAAAAAAACCTTGTATAGAACTCGAAGCATTAGATTCTGGAGCAAGTGCTGTAATCATTGATGATACTTGGATTGGACAATCATTAGTTGGATTAACTTCTGGTGCTACAGCAACAGTCGATAATTATGATGCTGTTGAAAGAATTTTATATATCAATTTCACTGGTGGTGAATTTGATGACGCCGAAGACGTTTCTATTACTGGTGCTGTACAAGCTAATGATATAGTTATTACTGCTACAGGTTCTAAATTATTTGGAACATTAGCTCATGTATCAGCAGGTATTGTTTATATTAATGAACATTTTGTTGTTATAACATCTCAAACTATAGTAGTTGAACCTAAAAATGTAAGTACAACTCATAAGGTTGGTTACACCATTGTTGAAAGTGTTAAAACAATTTCTGATGATACTACTTTAAATGATCCAGCTAATGGTTCGTTTAACTTTAATGCGCCAGGCGCAGATCGTTATAATATTACTCTTAACCTGAATTCTTATGAAAGTGCAGAAACGCCTGATAATGATTTCTTATCAGTTGTTGAAATTGTAAATGGTGAAACAACAAAACAACAAAAATTAGTTGATTACTCTGTTATTTTAGATACCCTTGCGCGTAGAACATTTGACCAATCTGGTAACTATAGTGTTGATGTTTTCAATATGAAAGTAACAGATCATGCAACAGACGCAGATAAACTTTCTGTTGTAGTAGAGCCAGGAAAAGCTTATGTACTTGGTTATGAAGTGGAATCCGTTTCTCCTAGTACAGTTAATATAGATAGATCTAGAACTTCAGTTTCAAAACTTAATGCGATTTCTTCTACTCCTTACGGGCCTTACACAGAAGTTGACTACAGTGTTCCCGCTAATATTAATGGTACGTTTGATATTTTAGCTAAAGAATCTATTGAATTAATGTCTGCTACTAATGGTACTGGAGATGTGTTAGGTACAGGTCGTATATTATCAATACAAGATATTAATAGTAAATTAAGATTATATCTTTCTGGTTTAGACAAATATGAATCAATTTTTAGTTCAGTAAGATCTATTCGTTCAACAGGTACTCCTGCTAACTTTATGAATATTGAATTATACGGTGATAATAATTTACCTATTCTAAGTAATAAAAATTCAAAGCCAATATTATTTGATACACAAAACGATTATATAGCAGCTATTGTTGCTTCTTCAACTACATACGAAGTTACTCGTAATGGTACAATAATTATTAGTGGCGGCTCTGCTGTTATTAATGCTGGTGTTAATGAAAGATTCGCTTCTAATCCTGTTATGTATTTAACAGCAGTTGGTGGTGTTTTTGAGCCAAGTGCTGGATACTCAGCAGTTATATCAGGTGCATCAAGTGAGTTCCTTACTATAACTGATACTGGTGGACTTCCTGATGCCTCGTATGATATAACATATAGAATTACTAAACAAAATGCTAACGGAAAAACAAAAACATTAACACAAGGAACAATGTCATTAGTAAGTACTGATGTTAACGGAGAAATAGATCTTACTCATGTTGATGTATATGATATTATATCGGTGATTGAAGATCCTGCAGGCGCAGCAACAGATGTAACCGCTAATGCTGTATTAGATAGTGGTCAAAATGATTACTTCTATGACTTTGGTAAGATGAGTGGATTAACTGCTTCTGCAACACATACTATAAATTATTTATATTTTGCTCATGGTGGTGTAGGTGATTACTTTACTGTAGATTCTTATACTACTCCAGCAGCAAATTCTTCTACTACTAATCCAAGAACTGGATTACCTTACGATGATTTTTATGGTTACATACCAGAATATACTTCTACATTAGGTGTTAGTTATTCATTACGTGATACCTTTGATTTTAGACGTAGTGTATCGGAGGGTAATGTTGATTTAGTTATCCCAGAAGATACTATTACTACAGATTATTCTTACTACATACCTCGTATTGATAAAGTGTATGTTGACCCATATGGTAATTTTGGTACTATAACAGGCGTACCTGAATTAATTGCGGATCATCCAAAAGAACCAGAAGGTGCTATGGTTATAGGAACTTTATACCTATCACCTTACACTTCATTCCCTGATGAAGTTAATATTGAATTAAAAGATACGCGCCGTTACACAATGGAAGACATTGGTGAAATTGAACGTAGATTAGAAAATGTAGAATATTATACAGCAATGAATCTTTTAGAAATCAATGCTAAAGATTTTCGTATCACTGATAAAAACGGTTTTGATAAATTTAAGAACGGTATACTAGTAGATAAATTTACAGGACATGATGTAGGTGACGTTTATAATATTGATTACCGTTGTTCTGTAGATCCTGTTAAAGAAGAATTAAGACCTTCATTTTTAGTTGACAATGTTGACTTTGTAAATGATGCTGGCAATTCATCCAATATATCTATACACGATAATATCATCACAAAGAGTTATACAACATCTCCTTTTATATCACAACTCTTAGCTTCTGAAACAATCAATGTCAATCCATATAATGTATTTGTGTGGGAAGGAACTGTTAAATTATCTCCTTCTGTAGATAACTGGGTAGATACAACAACATTACCAGATTTATTAGTTAATGAAGATGATAGTAATGCAAATTGGTTAGCAGCTCGTAATGAAGCAGCAGCATTTGGAACTCAATGGGGTTGGTGGAGAACTAACTGGGTTGGTGTATCACGTAGAACATTTACAAATGTTCAAAGAAGTGGATGGTTAAATATAACATCTAGAACAACTATTACTAATACAAGACGTGGGCAAGATCGTTTTGGAACACGTATGGTTGTACGTCCTAAAACTACTCGTAAGAATTTAGGTGATCGTGTAATCAATACAACTATTATACCGTGGATTCGTACACGTAATATATCATATGATGCAAAACGTATGAAGCCTAGTACTACTGTATTAGCATATTTTGATGGTATTGATGTTAGTGCTAATTGTACTAATCTAACTACTGATGTTAATGGTTCTATGGTTGGTACATTTACTATTCCTGCTAATAAATTTAGAACAGGTGAACGTATATTACGATTTGCTGATGATGGAACTAGTAATCCTACAACCTCTGCGGAAGGTAATTATACTGCTAGTGGTTTACGTCAATTTAAACGTAGAACTATAATTTCTATGACTAAGCCTGAACTAGTTCGTCAAACTGTATCACAATCTAGAATTGTTTCATCTCTAGCATGGGCAAGCAATGTTGTTCGAGTACAGCAAACAGATTGGACTGATCCAATTGCAGAATCATTTTTAATTGATGAAGAGGGTGGAGTATTCTTATCTGATATTGATATCTGGTTTAAGACAAAACCTTCTAGTGGTGTTCCAATTACATTACGTATTGTAGAGAATGATAATGGTTATCCTTCACAAGTAATCGTACCTTATTCAGAAGTAACATTAAATCCTTCTGCTGTAACGGTTACTGGTAATGAGACGGCTCCTACTACAGCAACTAAGTTTACATTTAGTGATCCTGTATATTTACAAGATGCTGTTGAATATTCATTTATGTTAATTTCTAACTCTAATGAGTATGAAGTTTATATTGGTAAGATTGGTGATAATAAAATCGGAACAACTAATCGTATTGATAAACAGCCATATGCTGGCGTGATGTTCAAATCTCAAAATAGTTCTACATGGACTGCGGATCAAGAACGTGACATTATGTTTGAAATTAATCGTTGTGTGTTTGATACAGGAACTCCTTCTATTTATGCCCTTGAGTTGGATACAGCGAGTTTTAATTCTCCAGCTTTAGTAACAACAAATATGTTTAATATTGATAATATTGCATTAGAAGCTACTGAATTATCAATGACCTATCAATATCTATCTGACTCTACGCCGGTATCATTTGAAAATAAAGAAGATGTAGATTTACCTTTATTACAAACATTAACTTCAGGTGGTGGTGCTACACAATTGAAAGTTGTCAATACCATGACAACAACTAAAGATAACTTAACTCCTGTTATTTCAGTTGATTCTGCAAGCTCTGTTGTAATTAGTACAGAATTATCAGCAGGTACAGTTGTTTCACCTAATAATGGATTATCATATAAAGTTGGTGGTACTTATATTACTCGATCTACAAATTTAGCTAATCCTTCGGATGATTTAAAAGTTTTAGTTGATATGAACAAACCATCTGGTACTGATGTTGCTGTATATTTCAAAACAGGTAAATACGAACCACGTTATGTTCCTGTAACTGGTGGTGAAGAACAAACATCTTTTGATGAAGAAATTGTATATTTCTATTATGATACAACCGCTTCTAATGTAGTATCTCTTGAAACAAATGCTGTAGTGTCACAAGTTGATGTTACTAATAATAGATATTACTTAAAGAGTATTGTAGATAGTAGTAAGTTAGTTGACCCAGCTGGTTTAGGTGGACAAACTATATTTGCATGTCTAATAGATGATATTACATTCCTTGAATCTTGGAATGTTGGTACAGCTTATACAGTTGGACAACATGTTTGGGAAGCAGGATTATTATACGAAAACGTAGCAAACAATACTGGTACTACTCCAGGCACTAATAGTGCTATATGGTTATTAGTTCCTAGTACAAATATTACAAATGCATTAGTTGTTGATGCAGAACAAACATGGCGCGAGATGGCAGCGGAAACTGTTGAAAGTGCTGATGAATTTGATTTTGTAGAAACAACATTTAAACCTAAAGAAGCAATCATTGATGAATTTTCTTCATTCTCTATTAAAATTGAATTGTTGACTAACAGTGAAATTGCTTACCCGTTATGTAAAGCGTTTAGATCTATAGCAGTATACTAAAGGATATTCTAATGGCTAGAAAAAAGAAAGTTAAAAAAGAAGAAGTTAAAGAAGTTAAAGGATTAGAAGTAGAAAACGAAGATGCTGTTCGTGATATAAATTCTGGGGGGATTGTATTTAATAATCAATCAGAGTATCAACAACATGTTCGTAGAAAACGTGAAAACTTCTCTAATAAGAAAAATGATAGTGAATTAAGAACGTTAAGAAAAGAAGTAGCAAATCTAACTAGCTTAGTTAATCGTCTAATAAATAGTAAAGATTAACAAGGAAATATAAATGTCAACAATACCACAGGTCGCCGCTGCAACAACATTCTTTGATTGGCGCACTAGAACAAATGATATCATTGATTTAGTAAATATTACTAAAATCGGTACTCCTGCTAAACTACAAACATTAGAAGATATATTTACTTACATTGAAAGTGCTGGCGTCCATTCAGGATGTTCTATTGGTGATTTGGGAACAGGATCTATTTCTGTTACCGCAGGTGAAGCATTATTAAGAATTAGTAATGATACATCTTCTGAATTAGTAAGTGTTGCTGTTGATGCTGATCCAATAGTAGGTTTAGTAGATAATGATATTAACTATATATACCTAAGTTATAATGGTGGTTCACCTATTATAACTAATACTACAGTATCTTCTTTAATAAACAATAATGATATATGTCTTATAGGAATTGTATCAAGAGAAGGTGTTAATCTTACTATTCTTGAAGCTACTGCGGGAATTGCTGATCGGTATAATAAACTTAATAGTATGTTAAATGATACCGAAGGGTTCAAACATGTTATTGGTGGTACACAACTTTCAGAGAGTGGTACTAATACACGTAAACTATTATTACAAAGTGGTGCATTTTATCGTGGATTAAATAAATTCACACACACAGCTTATGATACAAACGCAGCAGATACTTTTGAATATTACTATAGAGACGGCGGCACCGGCTGGACAGAAAATGTTATTAATACTGTTATTGATAATGCTAATTATGATAATGATTCAGGAACATTAGAACCAATCACTGTAGGCAATTTTGTTGTTAATTGGGTATTTTTAAAAGTCGGTTCAAATGCAGATGAGTTATATGTATTATATGGTCAAGGTGAATATGACACAATTACAGAAGCACAAACAGAAGTAGTCCCTTCTACTCTACCTCCTCAATTGGATGGATTAGAAGTATTGATAGGACGTATAATTATAGAACAAGGAAGCTCATCATTAAATATTATAGAGACAGCTCTTGGTAATAAATTAGTACCTGATAAAGCAATCGTACCAGATGTTGTTAGAAAATATGGTAACGCAGTATCATTTTTAGAACTTGTTAATACTACCACTACAAATGAATTGCATTTAAAAACATATTCTGCTGATACTATTGGATTTAGACCAGCACCTTTAGGTGTGGCAGATTCTACTGATGATTTCGTTTATCATTTTAGTAATTCAAGATGGCAGTTTGATAAAGATCCTTATGTTGGTTCTAATGTTATATGGAACGCAGGTAATGACGGTGCTGCTAGTGGTTTAGACGCTGATACTGTTGATTCAATACATGCCTCTAGCTTTGGTCGTGTTGATATAGGAACAAATACATGGGAAATTCCAAATACATGGAATGGTGTTAGTGTTTTTGCGGGAATTACTACATATTCTGTAAGACCTTCATTCAATGGTGGTGTATCAGGATCATCTTCACCATTCACAGTAGACAGTACACAAGTAGTAGCTGATTTGAATTCAGAAATATGGGACGGTGCAAAGAAGACTATATCTACAAGCGCACCTACTGGTGGAGTTGATGGAGATATGTGGTTCCAACACGATTAATAATATGAAGGGTAAAATATGAATACACCAAAAGTAAATTTAGGACAATCAGTATTTCAAGATACATATATGGTAACGGGGGCGGTATTTGAACCTTATCGCCGTCTTCGCACTATTGAATTGCAAATTAGAGACTTAAAAGATTCTCTAAAAACTGCTGAATTTAATTTAAGAAAATCAAATATTAAATTAAAAAATCTGAATTCAAAAGATGAGCTTGAGGCGATTGAGATTGAAGAGATTGAATATTCCAGAGAAGGTAGTAAGGAACTTATATCTGATTCTATTGAACGATTGAGAAATTATGAGAATTTAAAAAAAGAACTAATCGACTCAGTAGATGAAGAATATTGGAATGCAGGTTTTGAAGCTGCAGAAGAAAAACACTGGATTAGTTATTACGCAAAAAAAATGTCTATAGAGATGATTACAACAGGTCATATTGGACAGGGAACATTAGATCAAATTTCAGTTCTACCTGATAAAATGATTACACTTATTTTGACTGATGCATCAGAAAATCGAGGAATTCTAACTGGAAAGTTTAAAGAGGCTGATGATTTGTTTATTAAACGCATTGAAGAACAAAATAAGTTGGTAGATAATAGATGATATACGAAAAAATGTATATTGAAGGAATTTTGGTAAGAAATGTTTATGCAGGTTCAACAAAGGAATCTATATCTTTATTTAAAAATATCAATCCTTATTTGAGTGAACTTGATAACTATTCATTAGGTACTGCTACGCACTCATCAATTATTGGTGTTACTTCTATTGGTGATACGTATGGTTATAAAGGTGAAGAAATATCATTGTATATTAACGGTGTTAATAGAAAACCTTCTATTGACTTGTCTGATTTTTTTGATGAAATTATTTTTCACCCGATGTACGCAATCAAGGTTAATACAATCTCAGTAGAAAAGTTTTATAAGTTTTTTATAAAAGCATTACCAAAAGGAATAAAAATACCTCCATATTGCGAACATATGTTCTCTAGTATCATGGTTGATGAAACTGAAAGTAAAATTCATCCAAATGGAAGAATAGATGTTTATTTAAAAATGATTTCTAAAAATTATTTATCATCTTTATGTGAATATTTTAATTTACCATATCCAATGCCTATAGAAGCTGTTCCTGATTTGAAGAAAGATATCATTGGTATATCTTTTGATATTAATAAAAAACCTATAAAGATTAAATATTATAAGATGAGTAAGTTCGATGCCTAATAAAACATTTGTAAAGGTGAGTGGTGTATGGGAGGAAATTGATGATGTTGAAGTAAGAGTTAGTGGTGTATGGAAACCAACTATGAAGGCTTATGTAAAGGTGAGTGGTGTATGGAAGAAGTGTCACGATTTTTTATTCACATGGGAGAACGCAACATTTGTCAATATGTATTGTTTTGGTGGATATAGTGATGCAACTCATTATAAAGTCATTGAAAAATGGAACGGAACCACTAGTGTAGTAGCTAGTGGAGAACTTGCAGAGACTTCCGTTGGTAACGGTGCAGCAACTTTAAATGCGCTTGCTTATATTTATGGAGGGTATAACCAACCTGGGGCAACTCAGTCGGATACTATTAGTAAGTATGATGAATCGTCTTTAACCGTAGAAACAGCAACATTAACAGCCCTTTGGAATGAAGGATCAGCTGCTTATCTAGACGGGAAAAATTATATATATGCTGGCGATCCGGAACTCATTGATAATCTAATTCAAACTTGGGACGGTACTACTAGATTAACTGATTCTCTTGTTATGAGTATATCTTTAAGAACTGCTGATAATACAACTTGGATGAATGGAAATAATTATATGTATGGTGGGTATAGTGTTATCACACCTGCTGCTTATTCTTCAAGCATAATTAAAAATACAGCAGCAGCGGTTACTACAGAGTCAGCTACAGTAAACAGAGGTATTGCTCGTGCATTTTGTGGCTGGCAAGGTGGAATTAATTATATATTTGGTGGTTGGGATATATCAAATAATGATTCAACCGAAATAAGAAGTTATGACGAAACTACTTCTACTTTGTTAGTTGCAGTGATGGCTAATGAACATTCTTATGGCGCGACAGGTAATGTTGGTAGTAATCTACATACAATGGGTGGGGATGATTCTGCGGCATATGACTTCGTTGCTGAGAATAGAATAGGAAAATGGAATGGTACAGCTCATTCTTGGGAAAGTACAACATTAACTAATCCTAAAATGGGTTCGGGTGGTGCGTCTCTTGAATAAATTAAATATAATAGGATATAAAAATGAAAATACAAAGATCATCTAATGAAGGAAAAACTTGGTTAGATACAAGCGAAGATTGGCTTACTAGAACTATGGATTATCATTACGATTCACTCATTGAAGAAGTTAAGAAAATTGAAGAAATTAATGAGAAAATTGAGTATGCTAATAAAGAAGAAAAGTATAAAAAAAATCATCAAAAATTGATTAAAATAAAAACACCTTTAACATCAAAAGAACTTTTATCAGCTATGAAAAAGAAAAAAGGTACATCGTTCTATCCACTTGGGAAAAATAGTGTATGTGTAAGAATAGTTAAAGAAGATAAGTCTAGGAAGAATGATAAATAGAATTAAATATATAATTAAATGAGGAAACATATAAATGAAATTGAAAGATTTATTAAATAGTAAAGATGCTCTATTAGAATTATCAAATAAAGATATTCCAATATCTATAGGTTTTAAAATTAAAAAGATTATGGATGAATATAATATAGTTGAAGAACTATATAAAAATAAAGTTCAAGATATATATAAAGAATATGGCAAAGAAGTTAAAGATAAGCCAGAGGGTGTTTTTGAGATATTACCTGAGAATAAAGATATTTTTGATAAAAAAATCAATGAGATTCTTAATGAAGAAGTACTTGAAGATATTGATGATAAAAAAATTAATTTATCAGATTTACTCAAATCAAACCTTTCAATTAAACCCATTACACTGTTTACTCTAGATTGGCTAATAGAAGAATAATAGGAAAGATAAATGCTTGATTTAAAAGAATTTTTAGGATACGCGGAATATGTGTATGATTTTCTTGTAATAGCAGGAACATATTGGCCTATCACATTATTAGTTGCTATGTATTTCACTATGTCAAAGACATGGGAATACTATCTTGCCATGATGCATCTTAAAGAAGAACGTGATAGATTAAAAGCCGAAGGAAAAGATTTTTCTATCGAACAAAAAATATTTGGATACCCAATGTTAGTTAGAGGTTTATTATGGGACGTATTTTTAAATAGTTTCGTAGGTACTTTCTTCTTCGCTGAACCTCCACGATATGACAAGAAAGAATGGTTATTCACAGGACGAGTTTCACGTTGGAAGGATACATATGGAAAGCGTGGTAAGATAGCACGTTGGTTCTGTAAACATTTTTTAGATCCTTTTGAAAAAGGTGGACACTGTTAGATATGGAATATTCAAAGAAAATAGCGCAATGGGTGGAGTTATTAGAGAGTTCAGATGGCTTAACAACCTTTCAAAAATTACATACTGTTAACGATTTTTTCAATGATATAGAATATGAATGGGATGATTATAATTGGGATGAAAAAGATTATTGGGCTACTCCATTTGAGTTTATGCAAAAAGGTTTAGGTGATTGTGAAGATTATGCAATTGGTAAATATTTTACACTCAAAATGATGGGAATAAAAGAAGAAAATCTTCGTCTCATGCATGTAACTACAACAGATGGTACAGCTCACATGGTTTTATCTGTATTATATGATAATGAATATGTAATTCTAGATAATATAACGGATAAGATAGAATTATTTACCGAAAGAAAAGATTTACCTATAAATACATATAGTTTCAATAATGATGGTTTTTGGAGTGATGGTAAACTTATCGGTAATGGATATAAAGTTTTTAAAACATGGAGAGATGTGGTAGAAAGATTTAGAGAAGAATATGAAGAATATACTTCTCCATTTGAATTTGATGAAGAATAAAGAAGTATCTAAATTATATTACAATTTTGATAAATAATAATAATAATAAAATTCAAATAAAGGGTTCATAAGTGGAACAAGAAATAATAAGCCATGTAGCACAAAACGCGAATGTGACATTCCAAACCCTATTTAATGTAGCGGTAGCGTTAATAGCATTTACGGGTGGTTTTGTGGTTAATAGGTTATTTAATCAGTTAGATAATCTAACTAAACAGGACAAAATTTTGTCTAAAGAGATAAATAAATTAAATGTAAGTTTACCAACCTTTTATGTAATGAAAGAAGATTTACAACGTCTTTCTGATGCTTTATTTCTTAAACTTGATTCAATTGAATCTAAATTAGATAAAAAGAAGGATAAGGATAATACATAATGGATGGTGGTAACAGAGGATGTGATATAGATGGTTTAATACTTATTATCGAAGAAGATCAAGAAGTATTACATTACATGGAAGCAATAGTAGAACGTGAAAACGTAAAATATATTGTAGCAAATACTGGCGTGAGTGGTTTAGAAGAATTGAATCGCATAGGACAAAATATAGAAGCTGTTATATTAGATTCTGTATTACCTGATATCAGTGGCATTAGTGTAGCAAGGGATATACATGAAAAAAGTCCTAATATACCTATATTATTTGTAACAAGTATAGAAGATCCTAAAATCAGTAATTTATTATGGCAACATGGTTTAGTATATAACAAACCAATACAAGAAGATTTTCCTGCAGCATTTAGAAGATTATTGTTATGTGCTAGTAATAACTCATGTTTTTATCAATCATGTTACAAGAATATAGAACGAAGAATAAATAAAAGAAGAATACAAGATGACATCGAAGACTCTTCTGAGTGAAACAAAAAGACCACCTAGTACTTTAGAGTTATATATCGCACTAGATGTAGTTAATAATGAAACTGAAAATTATTCAGTTATGAATGTTTATGTAGATAAGAAAACTACTGACATTGATATACGCACAGATATAGGTGATAGATTTAATATAAATAATCGAAGTGGTAATATAAGTATTACAAAAGCAAACGGTAATAGATTTAATATAAATAGAAAAACTAGACAGCGTATTAAACAGAAGAAATAAAAAAATATGAGCGATTACATAAAAGATTTCAGACAAGGTGACTCTAAAATAATAAAGATTGATTATGGTCTTGGTATTGACGTTACTGGCTGGAAATTTTGGATTACATTAAAAAATGAACTTGACGATTCTAATATAGTAGCTCAAGTATCTACTACAGCAGGTGATGATGCAAATGATGATCTTGCTAATGGTATAGTTTATTTAACAATAGATTCAACTACTAGTTTGGGTATCCCTTCTGGTAAATATTATTATGATGTGCAAGTTAGTAAAGGTGGAAATCCACCTATAATAAAAACTATCTTACCACCGATAGATGATTATAAAGATCGTATAAATGTAGTCCCTGGATTAACCAAAACAACAATTTAATATAAAAGGTATATAAAAATGGCATTAGGATATAGCGTAGCAGTACGTAACGCAAAAGCAGACGCAATCACAACAGAAATGGATGCTGGTACCGCAGCAATTATCGAAATTTACGATAGTACAGGTACAGGTCGTCCAGCAACAGGTGGTGCGGTAACTACACAAGTATTACTTGCAACATTAACTTTCTCAGCAGCTTCATTCGCGGCAGCAGCGGCTGGAACTATTGTTGGTGCATCAATTACTGATGACGCATCTGCTGACGCTACTGGTACAGCAACATGGTTTAGAGTATTAACTCAAGCTGCTGGTACTCATATTATGGATGGTGATGTAGGTACATCTGGTTCAGATCTTAACTTGAATACAGTATCAATAGTAGCAGGCGCTACTATTTCAATTACACAATTCGATATTACTATGGGTAATGCGTAACAACAAGAACTAGAGTAATAGGGTAATATAATTTATGCCTTAATTGGAACTTACTCTTGATAGTTACCAAATTTAGGAAATATAAATGAGTTCATTTAACCCAAGAATAGTTCAATCAGTAGTCAATGAAGATATAGATTCTACTACAGAAGATACTAATAGAAGTGCTTCTTTACGTGAAGCACCTGATGTTGGCTCAGTCGTATTATCTTTTATAGCAATTGACAAAGATGGTGGTACTGTAACCGGCCCTACAGGTACAGGTTGGTCTGCTGCGGTAGTCGTAAAGGCAGATGTAAGTGTAACTATTGCGTATTCAATTAGACTTGCTGATGGTTCAGCAGATGATTTACTTGCTGATTGGACTTGGACTAATGCTGTTAATGACCAACATGTTTGGATTGGTGAAATAGTAGGACTTAATGGTGCTACACCAGACGTAACAGTAACCGCTAATAGTGGTGCATCAGCAGTAACTTCTCAGACCACTGGTACTACAGGAACAACCTCACAAGCAAACGCTTTTGCCCTTGCACTTTTTGGTGGAGATACTTTTTCTAATATTGAAACAGGTAGATCATACACAAATGGTTTTACTGAAATAGAGTTTGTTGGTGCTAATAATGCTGGTGGTAATACTGTTGCATTAATTATAGCCACAAAAACTCTTACTTCTGCTGGGACAGTCGAAACAACATTTTCTACTACAGATACTGGCGATCAAATGGCAGGTATCATGCTTGTCTTTGAAAATGTCGCAACAGCAGACATAGATTTTTACTTAACCAATTCAGAATCTACCACAGCAGAAATAACATGTCGTGTGCCAAGTGGTCTTTCAACTACACTTGAATATTCAACCAATCTTGATTTTTCATCATCGTCTACAACAGGTGCGACAACACCAGTAGTAGGTTCTGATTACATTGCCCGATTTAGCTTAACTAGTTTAACTCCTAATACGAAATATTATGTTCGTGCTATTGAGAATGGTACAGCAGATGTTGAATACGCAACTGTTAAAACTTTACAAACAGCAGGTATACCAGCAAATTTCTCATATGTTTTTGTTGGTGATACTGAATCTAATACTGAATCTCAAACTCACCTTAATGTTGCGGCTCTAGATGCTGATTTTTTCATACATTTGGGTGATATGCATTACGATGACATTACAACCAACACAGAAAGTTTATTCTGGACTGCGTATAAGACAGTTTTCGCATTACCAAATCAACGTAGAATGTTTAAGTCGAAGTCATTAAAATACGTCTGGGATGATCATGATTATAGTAATAATGATTCAGATGCATCTTCTCCTTCAAAATTAGCAGCCGCCGCAGCATATAGAACTTTCATACCTGATCCACATTTAGAACTTCCATCTTCAGGTGGAATTTACAGAGCATGGACTCATGGCCGAATACGTTTTATTTTACTAGATACTCGTTATTATCGTGACACCAATACCTTATTAGGGTCTACACAAAAAACATGGTTCTTAGCGGAACTTGCAAGTATCGCAGCAGACGCAAATATTAAATTTACAGTAGTTTCAACTGGTGTACCTTGGATTGCAACTGCCGAAACGGATACATGGAGTGATGCAACTGCCGAAAGAACTGAGATTGCAGATAAGATATGGTTAGAGGGATTAGAAGATAAAATTGCATTTATAGCGGCTGATGCTCATATGATTGCATATGATGATGGAACGAATAATACCTTTGACACATCAACCAGAACAGGTTGGCCTGTGTACCAATCATCACCATTAGCCAAGACAGGTTCAACAAAAGGTGGTACGTACTCATTCACTCCTGTACAGGGTGATCTTGATGGTCAATATTCAACGATGTCTTTTGTTGATATTACAACACAGATAACAGTAACAACAAAAGGTTTCGATAAAGACGAAGTATTAATTTATACTGATGCTCTTATAATACTAACCCCATTAATAAATCAGGTTACTTTTGATTTAGTAGACAAATACAATGCTCCAATAGCAACTACTGGATTTGATTATGTTATATATAGTGCATGGGGTGGAACTTTCTCAGCAAGTGGTACATTCACAACGGATGGTTCGGGTGTGGGTACGATCACAGCACTTAATTTAACTGTTGGTAGTTATTATATAATTATCAGAAAAACATCTGATCAAAGTGTTATATCCAATTTTGCCATAAATGTAACTGCATAGACCACTATAAGGGAGTAAAATATTATGGACATAACAATTCAAATTATGTTAGTCCCGCCTACACATGATTTAAGCGCATCCCCTGAAAAAGATGCTGCTAGATATAGACGTGGTGATATAGTATCTGTATACCTTTCTTCTGAAATAACAGAAGCACCTTCACCTGCGTCACGATTAGGTTTCGTTCACATCACTGCTGTTCCTGATTCAATTCCATTTAGTAAAATAAAATCAGAATTACTTTCTTCTTCGTATGATCCTGTAATTCTTATTGATCCTGATGTTTGGAGAAAAAGAAAATGGCGCATCCCTGCAAGTGTATTACCTGTAGATGTAAGGAATACATTATTGGCAGACAGAGAAGTAACTTTTACTTGGAGTCAAGTAAAACCTTATGTACGTAAAAAAATAATATATAATAAATTGAATTCATCTACTGATGATGAATCCAATGTCCTTGTTGATGTGGACGTAGAATAATGGCGATTATAACTCGTTACGTAAACACAGCGTCTAGTGCTGGTGGTGATGGTACTACTAATGCAATCACTGGTGCAAACAGAGCATACGTTTCTTTAAGTGAATGGGAAGCAGCAGAGCAAACCGATCTTGTAACCGATACGGATAGTCATGTAGTCAATTGTTCAGGTACTACTGCGGATACAACTGCGGCTGATATACTTGGTTGGACAACTGGTGTTACTAATGATATTACTGTTAATGGTGATAACAATACTGGTATTTATAATACAAGCGCATACCGATTAGAACAGATTGCTACTGGTAATAGACCATTAATCGTAACAGAAGAATATGTTACTGTTAATGATATGCAATGTCATATAGATCCATCATCAAGTTACAGAGAAGCATTTAAAATAGCTTCGGTTAGTGCAACAGGCGCAATTTATGTAAACAGACCAATTTTAAAAGCAACATTCAACAACGGAGATCAACATACTCGTGGTCTAGCAGTATATTCTCCAACTCCAACAATTATAACTAACCCTATTGTTTATGGATTTTCCAAAGGAAGCACAGTCAGCTACGGTATCCATATTAATAATGATAATAGTGATGTAGAGTTATATAATGCAACATGTACTGGTAATAGATATAGCATAGCCAACACAGGATTAGGAACTTTAATAGCAACTAACTGTGCGTCATGGTCTAACAGTGACGATTTTTTAAACAGTGGTGGTGGTACTCTCACCATAGATTATTGTGCGTCTGATGATGGTGATGGAACAAACGCAATAACTCCTGCTGTATGGGATGATGTATTTGTTGATATCACAAATAAGGACTTCCATTTAAAATATAATGACACAGATTTAAACAGCGCAGGTTTAGATTTAAGTGGTACATTCTCTGATGATATTGATGGTGAGCTACGTGTAAATTGGGATGTTGGCGCAGACGAGATAACAAGAATAACTCATACATTATTAACAGAAGGGTCTGATATAGTTGATGGCACTTCTTTTACTACCGCTTCAATTACTCCTAGTGCTGGTAAATTATTATTAGTTGATGTTCTTGGTGAATGTGTTACCGCAAACGGTAATGTACAACCAACTTTATCTGGGTGTGGAGTAACATGGATTGTAGTACGATCTCTTATAGGTAGTGCTGATGGTGCTGATGGTGCTGAAGATTTTGGCAGACAGACACTATTTCGTGCTATGGGTACACCTACTACGGGTGTACTAACTATTGATTTTGGATCAGATACTCAAACAGGTGTTGCATGGTCAGTATGTGAAAAAGGTAACGTTGACCAAAGTGGTACGAATGGTTCTGGTGCTGTAGTACAACATGCTGCAAATGATGCAAATGCCGCAGCACTTACCGTAACTCTTGCGACATTTAGTAATGCGGCTAATGCAACTCATGGTGCATATCACGCAACTATTGAAGCAGCAGGTTTAACAGTAACACCTGGAAGTGGATTCACAGAAGAAACAGAAATAACTATTGATTTATCTGGTGGGTGGTATGGAACGTTACAAACTCAATACAGAAATGATAATGATACAACCGTAGATGTCACACTCTCTGCAACAGTAGAATCTGTAACTGGTATAGCAATTGAAATAAAAGCTGATGTGGATGTTTTCCGTTATGTAAATACAAATTCTACTACGGGTGGTGATGGTACTACTAATGCAACTACTGGTGCGAACAGAGCATATGTAAGTCGTTCTGAATGGGACGCGGCAGAAGCAACAGATTTGGCAGCAACTAATAAAGTTCATCACTTAATATGTGATGGTACAGGTGGTGATGACACCGTAGGATTAACCACATCTACTAATTGGGTTACAGGTGAAGACAGTTATGTATCTGTTACTAATGTTAATGGATACAAATTAAGAGCAGTTCGTAACTTTGGCAAGTTATATCATATGAATATCAATTACTATCGTGAAGATGGTTTTATTGGTGAACATTTATCTACGTCTGGTAATACTTCTAATAATGATTCAGTTCTAAACGTTGAAGCTGATGGTGGCGCAAGTTCAGATATACGTTTCACTAATGTTCATGTATTAGGTGGTGCGCGTGAGGGTATCTTACATGGTGGTGGTGTAGGTACTTACCAAAATGTATTAATAGAAGATTGTGATGGTAACTACGGGTTTTATAGTACTTGGAATGTATCAGATTCAACAGGTACAACATTAAAACAATTTACTGTTGTAAACTCAGGAACAATAGAAGCAGTCGGTGCTAATAGTGCTGTTTATCTTACTGCTAAAAATGGTTATGCTCATGATAATGGAGCAACCAATGGCAGCTATGGATCAGCAGCACAAACAAATTATGTTACTTGTGCTGCAAGTGATACAACAGGTTCAAGTGGTGCGTTAGACAGTATTGCATTCAGCACAAGTGGTGGTACTAATATTACTGCCGATGCGAATTACCTATCTACAGATTTAGATGGAGAATCTTGGGCTAACCCACCATCAGTAGGCGCATATGAAGTCCCAGCGACAACTGCCATTATTGATTTTGAAGGTGGTTCAATACCTTCAATAATCCGTGTGTCAAATGACAATCCTTGGGTTATCAGTACAACTTCTCCTTATGCTGGTACGTATTGCATGGAGTCAGATACCGGAGGATTAGCCAACCAAGAAAGTCAAGCCACAATGATTGTGGATACAACTTCTGTTGGTACAATATCATTCAGGTACAGAACGGATTCAGAAGCTACATTTGATCAATTATTTTTCTATATAGATGGTGTTGTACAAACAGGATTCCCTGCATCTGGTGTAGCGGGGAGTTGGACATTATTTACTTCGTCTTCTCTTTCTGTTGGATTACATATTTTTCAATGGATATATGCAACAGATGGGGGGACATCATCAGGTCAAGATACAGTATACATTGATGATATCATTTACCCTGCTGCTACAGATTTCTCTGGGACTTTAGAAAGTTTTGAATCTGGCATTCCAGCAGGATGGTCTAATGGGTCAACTCCTTGGGCAGCTATAACAACTAAATCTTTATTTGGCACAGATTGTATTGCATCTAATGCTGCTACTCCTGATAGTGGTACTTCTGATATAAGTTACACTGTAACATGTGATGCAGGGGAAATGTTCTTTGCTTATTTTATATCTAGTGAAGCAACGTTTGATTTTTTAAAGTTTTATATTGATACAGTAGAACAAGATTCATGGTCTGGATATTATGAAGGTCAACAGGTTGCTGAGACAGCAGGTTGGATAATTAATAAGTATACTGTTGCGGCAGGTTCTCGTACATTTAAGTGGGAATACACTAAAGATTCCAGCACACCAGTAGGAGATGACAGAGGCTATATTGATGCATTGTATATACCTGAATCTGTTAGTACAACTGGAACACTTGATACTACTGATGTTGATGATACAACTTCATCTTCTGGCGAACAAATTTTCACTGGTACTTTAAATGAAACTAATACAGACGATACAATGTCTGCCGCCGGTGAATTACCTTTAACAGCTTTAGACTTTGGGCTAAATAATAATTCCAGATATTTTGATGTTGATGTCACAGGTGGATTAGTATTACCTGATGCTGATTGGACTGTTGGTATGTGGGTAAGAATGCCTAATGGTTTAAGTACCAACATGGATTTCCAGTACATATTTTCTGGTGGTACTCTAGCTGCTACAAACTCCTTCCATATATTTTTTGGGGAATCATCAAATTTCAGAGATGTCATGGTACGTCTTCGTGGTAATACTGGTACTGAGATAAATGTTGTAATAGCATCAAACATAGGTGATGCTAATGGTATAGACGATGGGGATCACCTATTAGTAGTACAACGAATAGGTACTACTGTTTATGGTTACTGGATAGCAGAAGGTGACACTGTAACTGCTGCTGACATGTCAACGTCTAACCTTAGTAATACAGCAAATACATTACCTTCATTAAATATTGGTAGAAGACCTGACGGGAATGCCACAAGATATTTTGGTAATACAGTTGGTGAAGTATTTATACTTACTAATGATTCTCTTTCAAATACAGATCTAACAACATTAGCTTCTGGAAAACATATAACAATAGTGCGTTCTGATGCTGAATTAGATTTACGATTCAGGGGTGATAACGCAACAGAAATAGATTTATCAGATAATGGTTTTGATGCCACACGAAATGGTACAGGTTATACTTTATTAGCGGAATTCTTCCCTGATGGTGGTATCGTTGGTACTTCTAATACTACTGATGTTGATGATACAACTTCATCTTCTGGCGAACAAATTTTCACTGGTACTTTAAACGAAACTGATGTTGATGACACATTAGCTGCTGTAGGAACACAAGTATCTGGATCAAGTGGTACTCTCAACACCACTGATGGCAATGACACAATAACAGCTAATGGTACATATACCGAAAATAACGCTAATACTTTTACCGTATTTGATACTGAAAATGGTTTATCTCCTAGTGGGGATTTTGTTGTATCTGATGTGGATTTCAATAGTGGTGTAAATGTTGTTGATGGTGATGATACAGTCGCAGCAGATGGTACATCATTAATAATTATAACTGGTACATCCGATACTACAGACTCAGATGATACTATTTCTGGATCAGGAGAACAGATTTTTGTTGGTACATCCGATACTACAGACTCAGATGACACTATCTCTGCTAATGGCTCGGCAATCGAAGGTATCACAGGTACAGTAAACGAAACCGATAATAATGATACATCATCAAGTGCTGGTACTCAAACTTACTTAGGTACATTAAACGAAACAGATATAGATGACACTTCCGCTTCTGTTGGTACTCAAACTTACTTAGGTACATTAAACGAAACAGATATAGATGATACATCATCAAGCTCTGGAGAAGAAATATTCGCCGGTACTCTTAACGAGGCTGACAATAATGATTCAATATCATCTAATGGTACATCTATTTTGGATGCTACTGGTACATTTGATGTTACTATCGAAGACGATTCAATATCAGCTAGTGGTGTTCATAGTGAAAATAACTCACTTAATACTATAGATGTAAATGATACATCATCAAGTGCCGGTACTCAAACATATTTAGGTACATTAAACGAAACCGATAATAATGATACATCAGCAAGTGCCGGTACTCAAACATACTCAGGTTCAGTAAACGAAACTGACACAGATGATACTATTATCAGTAATGGTAGTTCACTATTAAATGCTATCGGTAATCTTAATATATCAGAATTAGATGATATTTTATCTGGTGTAGGTGAAACAGCACAAAATAATCGTCTCGATGTAAATGAAGATAATGATGTTATTAATGCTAACGGTTCTCCTGTATATATTGCTACATTAAACCTAGTTAATGAAGATGACACAACAGTAATAAACGCTAAAGAAATATTCATTGGTTCTTCTAATAATATATCTCAAGATGACTCTATTACAGCTGGTGGTGATCAATTAACAGAAGGTACATTAAACCTAGTTAATGAAGATGACACAACAGTAATAAACGCTAAAGAAATATTCATTGGTTCTTCTAATAATATATCTCAAGATGACTCTATTACAGCTGGTGGTACATTATCAATAAATGTAACAGGTTCTCTTAATATTACAGAAAATGATGATACTCCTACTATAACTGCGTTTATTGCAGGATCATATGGTTCTCTATTATATAATGAAGCAAATGATGTTGTAGTTATAAAAGGATTTAATTTAGATACTGTTGAATATATTCCTTTCCCTGATTCTAGAGAGAAAATAATTAAAGTGTGGGGAAGTATATATATAGATAAAATATTTGTTTATAAGAAAGAAATTACTATTTTTGAAGATGATATAGCAACAAAAAAAGCTTTAAAATATTGGAATGATAAATAATATTAATAATTAATACTTTTGGAATATACGAAATGTCAACAACTTTAAAAAAACAACCAAATGAAACAAGAATTTATGGTATGAGTTTTAGTAATAAATTAAGAAGCTCAACCGAAACACTGACTAGCATTAATAGTATTGATATTTATCCTGATGATGCATCACTAACCGCTATAGAATATAGCGTGGGTACGAATATTGCTAATATACAAGTGAGTGGTGGAGATAATGGAAGAACATATAAAATTACTGTATTAGTCACAACTTCAGATAATCAAATATTAGAAAATGAAGGTCTAATGGAAATATTAGATATATAATGGATATATTAGTAAACGATAATGAAGATACATTTGTTGTATCAGATGATTTAATACCAAATACAATA